GCCAGCTTTGCAGCGTCAGCTACCAATTCAGCCCATTCATTAATGTCGCCTTTGGGGTCGGCTGTAATCTTAATGCTCCATGCGCCGCCTTTGCCTTCAATTTCTGCGGGAGGAGAAGCTTTGGCTTCGGCTTTCACGGGCGCTGGTTTAGGCGCAGCTTTACCGGGCTTGATGGTGTTTCCATCTTCGTCAATGGGAAGATCTTCTCCGGCGTAGATGCGGATTCCAAGGCCGTGGCACGCAATAGCTTTTACCAAGCAGCGCATCATGTTCTTGTTAACCTCAAAAGCATTGGGATTTTTGATTGCCTGATTGCGGTGATCCATGACTGGCAAGTGCATCTTCATGGGCTTGCCAAAAGCTGTAACGGTGCATGAGATCATCATGGTTTCGCCGTACATATCCGGGGCGTGAAATTCCCAATTGGCCTGTGGGTCGGCTCGCATCAAGTGCTCAATGGCAAACGGCCATGACAAGTAACTTAGGTTGGATTTTTTCTCAATGTACTGGCTCACATCGACGCTTGCCAGCATTGCAAATTTGTTGTCGCTCATTAATGTCTTTCTGGTTTGTTAACTAAATTGTCCGGGTGAAGAAGCCACTTATCTCCCAAGAGTTCAATTGCTTTTTTGCGACGTTCTTCGTTACGGAGCTGCAATTGTTCAAGGTCAAAGTCATAAGTTGTTTCGTTGTTTTCAGCAAAAAACTTTTGGGTCAGTGCTTTAACGGATTCGATGCTAATCATGCCAATCCTTTTTTAGCTTTCTTGCTGTAGTAGTACGCTTTTGCGTATGCCCTACGCCGCTCTCTTTCCTCTTGAGTTACTGCATTATTTTTTGGAATATCAGATGCAGTTGTTTGCGCATCTAACACTGTATTCAGGCTGCGAGCCAGAAGATCTACGCGAACTTCAAGTGATAGCAGGCGATTCTCAATTTCGGACTTTTCTTTTTTGGAAATGAACATGGTTACTCCTTGATTGACTTGTTGGTTTTTGAATTGACCCAATCGGCCAATTTGCGGATTTGCCATCCGGCCCACACTCCAATTAGGAGTGCGAGCATCATTGCGACAATTACATCGCCTCGTCCAGCAAAAATACCTACGGCATTCATTTGGCAATCTTTGGCAGTGGGTATGGAACCTTGTTGGTGGCTTGACAGTGACCATCATCTGCCGCAAAAGGTTTGGTTTTAAAGTCTGCGTCTTCCAAGCAGCCGGTGTTGGCCGACACGGTTGAGCACTTGACCTTTTTGATGAATGTCTTTTCAGGGTTGACGAACTCCATGGTGGCCCAGCCATCGCCCTGTGGGCACGCGTTTTCCTGTGTACTGTCACCACGCCCGATGATGTCCCAACCTTTGAACAAGACGTTTTCTTGGCGGTACTTTTGCGCATTCCACATGGCGTTCTCACGCGCTGTGCCTTTGGCTTCTTCCAAAGAATTAAAGCTAACTTCTTGTTTTCCACATGCGGCGAGGGCAGCGGCGACGATAATAAATGTGATTGAATTTTTCATTTGGTTACTCCTGTGTTGTTAAATAATTTTGGTACTGGTTGCAGTACGCGCTGACCTGACAAAAGTTTGCGCAGCGCTTTCTCTCTCCTGGTCGTAGTTCAATAAAGAATTTATCTCCTTTCTTTGCGTTTAACTCGGCGTCGGCCAATGCTGCATCTGCTTCTGACTGACGTGCGTGAACACTTTTTGCTCTGACGTTACCTTCTTTTTTAACGGCGAACAGTGGAGTGCTTTCCCACATTTCTTCTAACGTGCATTCCGCCACTTCAGATCCTGTCTCTGCTTCAAACATGGCTACATCATGCTTTTCGATTCGGCCAAGGATGTACTTCTCACGCTCCTCATGCGTCCACATTGGAATGTCAATGACAATAATTGGCGCTGCTGGATAGCCTACGCGGGTGCGTGCATCACGGGCAGACCAGTCGCGGATGATGGCTACGATTTGCAGCTTCTTTACGACTACTTTTTTAGTGGCAACAAGCAAGTAAGCATAGCAATTGAGCTGCAGCGTCCAGTCCAGCTTCTGATTCATAACCGCGTAAACGGAAGTGGTCTTGTAGTCGGAAAGAACAATTCCATCGTCATAGACTTCTTGTAAGTCAATTGCACCTGAAACAACGTAGCCGCCGACCTTCGCAAATACTCGCTCTTCAATGATGTGATGATCGTCTTTGCCGTGCTCCAGTAAATTGTGGATCGCGGTGCCAAAAATAGACCATACCATTTCTGATGCGTCTTCTGTAAGGCTGTCCCAGTGTTTGCGCTTGAGCTGAACAATACGCGGAGAGGACATCATCTCGGTCACGGAAAGATTGGCTTTACCTTTGGAGTATGTTGGCCGCTTGATGACGTTGACAATTGTTTCCGGAAGGTTGTGGATGTTGGTTAGTTTCATATCAGTTGCCTTTGATGCAAAGGACTTGCTTCAGAGTGTGTAGAACTTCTACGAGATCAGTTTGGTTGGCCATTACTTTGTCAATGTCTTTGTAGGACGCTGGGATTTCGTCAATCACTCCTTCGTCTTTTCGGCACTCAACTCCCACTGTTTGCGCCACCAAATCACTGACGCTAAACCTTCTCTTCGCCTCGGCACGCGACATGCTGCGGCCTGCGCCATGTGAGCAAGAGCAGTAAGACTGAAGGTTTCCCTTGCCTCGGACGATGTAGCTTCTTTGTCCCATGCTGCCCGGAATGATTCCCAGATCGCCTTCTCTTGCGCGGATGGCTCCTTTCCGAGTAACCCACATATTTCTTCCAAAGTGATGTTCTTTTTCGACATAGTTGTGGTGGCAGTTAATTGCTTCCTGTGTGATGGTAAATGCTGGCATCATGCCGCGCATAGCCGCAATAACTTGGTTCATCATGTGGCGACGGTTTTCAAGCGCATAGTTCTGCGCCCAGCCCACCGCTTCCATGTAGTCGTCAAAGTCCTCGGTTTCCTCTGGAAAGTACGCAAGGTTGTCGTCAGGCAGCTTGATAAAGAACTGCTCCATCTGGCGCTTGGCCTTGGCGATGTAGTGCGTGCCAATCATGTTGCCGATGCCGCGTGAACCTGAGTGCAGCATGATCCACACATCTTGGTTCTCGTCAATGCAAATCTCAATGAAGTGATTGCCCGAACCAAGTGAACCCATCTGTGATGCGGCCTTGGCGTGGAACTTTTCATACGAGCCGTTGTACAAAGGCATAATTACAGTGCGCATTAAGTCTACGGTGATTTCACCCACGTCTGTGCTGTGGTCATGCGCTCCACCAGCGCCCAGTGGTACACGCTTCTCGATCTCATCGCGCAAAGGCTTGAGGTTGTCGGGTAGGTCAGATGCTTTCAGGGATAGGCGCACAGCGTTCATGCCGCAGCCAATGTCCACGCCCACAGCGGCGGGAATGACGGCCTTCTCGGTGGCAATGACGGTGCCCACGGTTGATCCAATGCCGGCGTGAACGTCTGGCATGCAGGCCACGCCGTTGCTGTTGATAAATGGAAGGCGGGACAGGTTCTTTAATTGGGCCAGGGCTGATGCCTCTACTTCGTCCGTCCAAATCTTGATTGGGCGGGAGCCTTCTTCTTGGATTACTTGTTTCATGTTTTTCCTGTGTGGTTGTTACGGTTGCTAATGTATCAGGTGATATAGCGATTGGCAAATACTTTTTCACATCTGGTATAAACAGGTTTTTAAGGACGGCTATGCGGACAGCGGCAAGGAGAGATGCCAATGAAGATCAAGTAGTAAGCGCTCTTGAGGCGGGCGGCGCGTTTGTTAAGAAAATTAACGACGGCGGCACATTTGATTTGCTGGTTTGGTATTGCGGAAATACTTTGTTGATTGAAGTTAAAGATGGCCGCAAGCCTCCATCGGCGCGAGAGCTGTCACCTGCGGAACAGAAGTTCCATGCGACGTGGCCTGGAAGCAATTTGCATATTGTTCTGGGGCCAAGCGATGCGCTTGATTTGCTAAAAATTTACGGCTAGAATGGGTCTGTGTTTCATGGTTGGTTCTCCTTAGGAACTTTGGTGGCTCCGTAACTGGGGCCACTTTTTTCATCAAGACGCATGGGGATTGGGAGAGCCGTCCAACTAGGTAACGCCGCAAGGTAGCCCGAAGTAAACAGTCCCCAGCCGTGTTGGTGGTGCTACGGGTTAGCGCCGTAGTTTTGATGTAAATCACGCTGCTTTATG